GTCCAGCAGGCCGCCCACCGGCGCGCGCACGAACCGCTCTAGCGCCAGGCCGGACAGCTCCCGCCCCACCGAGGCGGCCATGGACTGGAAGGACAGCTCGCCATTGCGCGCGGCCTTGCCCAGCGCGTCCTCGATCTCCGCCCCCGCCGCGCGGAACGCCGCGCCGATGGAGTCTGCGGCCTGCCGCGCCGGGCCGTCGGCCAGGGCATCCAGCGCCTCGCCAGCCGCGCTCACGCTCTCTTCGATGCCGTCGTCAGCCATGCGTCCTGTCCGGAAATTGAGTCATCAGATCACTCAGCGCCGCGCGGCCCATCCCCGGGTCCGCCGGCGCGGCCTCGGTCAGCGCGCGCCATTCGGCGACCGACAGACGCCAGAACTCGGCCGGCGAAATCCCCAGCCGCACCGCCAGGCGCAGCCGCGCCGCCCAAATGGCGGTCATGCAAACGCCGCGCGGAAACAGTCCGCCGCAGCCTTCGCCGCCGCGCCCCAGTCCACGCCGTCCAGATCGCAGGCGCCGGCGTCCGCCCCGCCGCCGCGCAGCAACGCGCCCAGCACCACGCGTAAATCCTCGCCGCTCAGGGATTTCAGCCGCGCGCCCAGCGCCGCCGGGTCCGCCGCGCCGAACGCGGCCTCCAGCTCGGCCAGCGCGCCCATGGTCAGGCACAGCACGCACGGGCGTCCGCCAATCTCTAGGACGACCTCGCCCCGCGCCGCGTTCGTCATATCGCCGTGAAGCCGATCTGCCCGGCGCTGGACAGCGTCATGGCGTATTGCGCCTCGCCGTCGAACCGGCCGGAATATTCCAGCGCCGCGATCAGGAACGGCCCTTCCAGGATTCCGAAATCCGGGATCACGATCTGCCACTCGTGCGCGGTCTGCGCGAAGAACACCGCGCGCGCCGTCTCGTCAGCCGCCGCGTCGCGGAAGATGCCGCCGCCGGAAATGCTGGCGCTCCTCACCCCCGCCCCGGGCAACAGCTCGCGCCAGCCGCCCGGACTGTCGGCGTCCGTCGCGTCGACCGTCCGTGCGTTCAGGCTGATCGTCCGCGCCCGCAGGCCGGCGATCGCGGTGAAGGCCGACGGCGTTCCGCCGTCCCCGATCTTCAGAAGGATGTCCTTGCCCTTTTGCGCCGTCATCTCAGCTCTCCGTAACCGCGCGCAGGCGCAGCAGGCCCTGAAAGGTCCGCCCGTCCGCCTTCAGCACGTCGGTGTAGACCGCGCGCAGATTCACCAGCGCGCCGCTGGCCAGCGTCAGCGCCTTGTCGTGCAGCGCCTGGCGCAGCGCCCCGATGGCCTGCGCCGCCTCCTCCCGTCCGCCCTTGCGCGAATAGACGGTCAGCGTGATGCGATGCTCCTGCAGGCCTTCGGGCAGCTCGCTGGTGCGCTGCGCGCCATAGGCGGCGAAGGGAAAGACCGCATCGCGCGGCGGCCGGTCCCAGATCCGCGGCGGATCGCCCAGCGCCGCCTTCACCAGCGGATCGGCGGCCAGCGCCGCGTGCGCGGCCTCCTGCACGGTGAATATCGAGCTCATTCTTCCTCCTCGCAGATCAGGATGGTGCGGGCGCGCCGCCCGTCGGGATCGAACGCGGCGGTCACCCGCCGCTCGCGCCCCGCCCAGCGCACGCGCCAGCCGGGCGCAGCGTCTGTGCGAAAGCGCAGGGTCAGTTCATGGCGCTGGCGCGTGTGCAGCCGGCCGGGCTCGGCGCTTTCGGCCGCGCCCTTCGCCGCGATGGCGGCCCAGGCCGCGCCCGCCTCGGCGAAGCTCTCCTCAACGCCGCCCGCGCCAGTATCGGCGCGCGCCGGCGCCAACAGCGTCACCCGATGGCGCAGAATTCTCACAGCCGCGCCCGCGCGAACGGCGCGATCAGCGCCCGCACCGAGGGGCCGAACGTCCCCTCCGGCCCGCCGCGCTCATAGGCTTCGGCAACCAGTTCCCGCACCGCCTGGCGCAGGGCGTCCGGCACGTCATCCGGCTCTTCGCCGTATCCGGCGGCATATTCGATCTCAACGCCGCCGGAGGCGCGGCCCGGCCGTGGCCAGGCCGCGCCTCCGGCGAGCACCAGGCGGGAGGGGGAGGCCGCCGGGTCCAGATAATATTTGTCCGCCGGGAAGACGGCCGCCGCACCGTCCTCGTCCAGCGTGCGCGTCTCCGCGATCGCGATTGCCGGCGACAGGGACAGCGCGCGCCAGCGCCGCCCGGCATCCCAGGCGTCGAAACTCTCCACGACCGTGCGCGTGATCAGGGCCCGGCCCGTGGCCGCCTCGACGCGCTCGCGCGCGGTGCGGATCAGCGCCGCGATCAGGCTGTCCTCGTCGTCGTGATCGACGCGCAGGAACAGCTTCATCTCGGCAAGCGTCGCCGGCTCCGCCGCCGGCGGAGTGATCGTTCTGATGCTCATGTCGTTCCGGAAGCGGCAGAAAGAGAGAGAGGAAAAGAAATCGGCCGCCGCACGGCGCGTCCGCGCGGCGGCCAGGTCTGCGCCGCGCCTAGCTCTCGGCGAACTTCAGCAGCTTGATCGCCTCGAAGTCCTGCACGCCGCCGCCCACGCGCTTGGTCGTGTAGAACAGCACGTAGGGCTTGGCGCTGTAGGGGTCGCGCAGCACCCGCACGCCCTGCCGGTCGACCACCAGATAGCCGCGGCGGAAATCGCCGAAGGCGATGGCGAACTGGTCCGCGCCGACATCGGGCATGTCCTCGGCTTCGGTCACCGGATAGCCCAGCAGGGTCGACAGCTGGCCGGCCGCGGCCGCCGGCTGCCACACATAATTGCCGTCGGCGTCCTTGAACCGGCGCACCTTGGACAGCGTCCGGCGGTTCATCACGAACCGGCCGTTTGGGCGATAGGCGGGCTTGGGCGCGTAGATCAGCTCGATCAGGGCGTCCAGCGGGTCGTCCGCGTCGAAATCGCTTGCCGCGCCGGTCGCCAGATAGCCGATCTCGTCGGCGTCCTGGCCGCCTTCCGCCGCCTTGTCATAGGTGAGGAAGCCCTTGGGCTGGCTGGTGCCGTTGCCGCCGACAAAGGCCGCGCTTTCCTGGGCCGCGAAGACGTCGCGCACCTCTTCGGCCAGCCACTCGTCGATATTCACCGCCGCGTCGTCCAGCAATTGCTGGGTCGCGGCCGGCATCGCGTACAGCTCGAACGTCGGATACTCCAGCAGGTCCAGCGTCGCACTGTCGGTCGGATCCCGGTCGGCGGTCTCGGCCGCCCAGCCCGCCGTCGCCCCGCCCAGGCTCACCGGCTTCTTGAACGTCGCGGCCGATACCTGCCGCACTGTCGCGATGGCGCGGATCGGGGACACTTCGCTCAGCCGCCGGTCGATGGCCGCTTCGGTCTCTTCCGGCACGACATGGCCGCCATCCTCGGGCGACCCGGCCGACAGCGACTTCACCTGCAGCAGGCCGGACATGTCGCCGCTGCGGGCATAGGCGGAAAAGGCGCTCGCCCGCTCCGCCTCGCCGCCGCGCTCGCCGGTCTCGATGGCGGGGCGCCGGCCGGCCAGCGCCATACGGTCCAGCGCCGATTTCTGTTCGGTCAGCGCCGCGTCGATGCGCGCCACTTTCTCCTCCAGCACCGTATCGGCCGCGCCCTTGCGCTCCAGCTCGTCCAGGCGTTCGTCATTGGCGGCCTTGAAGGCCTCGAATGCGGCCAGGAAATCGCTCTCGGCCGCCTTGGTTTCCGGCGACCGGGCGGCCGCCTTGTTTGCTGTGCTCATGTCTCTCCTTCACCGCACGCACACAGGCGAAGACGGCCCTCTGGACCGCCTCAACCCCGATAAAAATCAATGACTCCCGCCGGCCCATTCATGGATCGTTCAGGCGCGCTCTGCCGTTATCCCGGCAAGAACACGGGAGGTCTTTCGATGCGAAACGCTGTCTTTCTCGCCGCCGCGGCCGGGCTTGCGCTCGGCGCCTGCACCACGGGCGGCGGCCCCGGCGCCTATCAGTCGGACTATGAGCGCCTGACCGCCGAATGCCGCGAACAAGGCGGCGTCCTCATTCCCACCGGCGGGCCGATTACCGGCAATCCGGCGACCGAATACGCCTGCGAGCGCCGCACGCTGCAGGGCCAGGTCAACTAGGCCTGATCAACTAGAACCGCGTACCCCGGCCGCTCACGCGGCCGCCGCATCCGGGGCAAGCGCGCGCAGACGCGCCCCCGGCTGCATCGGGAAGGTCACAATCGACACTTCCCACAAATCCACTTCGCTCAGCACGCGTCCCCGTCCGCCCCGCGCGGCGCGGATCGGGCGATAGCCGATGGACAGCCCGTCCACCGCGCCGGCCGTCACCAGCGCCGCCGCTGTCCGCCCGCGCGCGCCGGCGTCCAGCACCTCGCCCTCGACCCACAGGCCGCGCCCGTCCTCGCGGACCGTGCGCCACACGCCCACCGGCTCGCTGGCGTCATGCTGGAACAGCATACGCACCCCGCCCGTCCCGCGCCGCAGCAGGCCCGCGGCGAACGCGCCCGGGCGCACGACGTCGCCGGTCAGGTCCGCCGCGCCGAACAGCGCGGCGTATCCCGCGATCCGGATCATGGCTCACCGTCCAGCCGCGCCTCGATGCGCGTCAGCGTCGCCTGATTGCGCCGCGCGGTTTCTTCCAGCCGCGCCAGCCGCTCCAGCACCGGCCCCTGCGTGTCGGCGCGCCGCTCCAGCTGCACGATCCGCTCGCCCGCCGACCCGAACCACAGCAGCGCAGCGGCGGCCTGAACCGTCATGGCGATCACCACGCCCAGCGTGACGTGCCGCTCCAGCCGCCAGCCCTCGCCGCCGGTCACGCGCCGATCCCCAGCATCGCCCGCTTCTCTTCGCGCGTCAGGAAGTCCGCCTCGCTGACGCGCTTCCAGTCCGCCGCGCGCTCCGCCGCCAGCCCGGGCGCCCGGTCCTCGCAGGCGCAGACCGTCAGGTCGCGCCCGAACCAGGGCTGCAGCCACAGCGTCATCGCCGCCGCCGTCTTGCGCGCCAGCGGGATCACCGTCTGGCGCCAGAACGCCAGATTGGCCTCGCGATAATTCGCATAGGTGTTGTCGCCCGGAATGCCGAGCAGCATCGGCGGCACGCCGAAGGCCAGCGCGATCTCCCGCGCCGCCTCCCGCCGCGCCTCCAGGAACTCCATGTCCGCGGGGCTCAGCGACAGCGGCTTCCAGTCCAGCCCCCCGTCCAGCAGCATTGGCCGCCCGGCGTTGCGCGCGCCCTGGTGCTGCTCGCCCAGCTCGGCCTTCAGCCGGTCGAACTGTTCGTCCGTCATCCGCCCGTCGCCGCCGGAATAGACCAGCGCGCCGGAGGGCCGCGCCGCATTGTCCAGCAGCGCCTTGGTCCAGCCCGCCCCGGCGTTGTGGATGTCCACCGCCCGCGCCGCCGCCTCCAGCGGCGACAGGCCGTAATGGTCGTTCGTTGGGTGAAAGCTCTTGATCTGCAGCACGGCGCAGCGGCCGCTGCCCGGATCGCGCGCAAACCGCACCGACCGGCCGCCGGCCGAATATTCGAACCCGTCCGGCCAGCCCCGCGCCCCGGCCAGCACCTTCACCCGGTCGGGGCGCAGCGCGTACAGCTCGCGCGGTGCGCCATCCAGCTCCGCCGCCTCCAGATAGGCGTTCCCCGCCGTCAGCAGATGCCCGTACAGCGTCTCGAACAGTTCCGCGCCCGACTGCTCCGGGTTCGGCGCGGCCAGCAGCGCCGCCGCCGCGTCGCCCGGCTTCGCCGCCGCCCCGCCGCGCTCCACCGTAAAGGGCAGGCTGGCCGCCGCCTCGGCCACCAGGCGGACACAGCGATGCGCCACCGGGTTCGCGCCATACGCCTCGCGCGCCAGCCGCCCGTAATCCCGCGGCGTCCACACCGGCTGCCCCGGGGCGGACAGCGCCACCACGCTGCGCGCGGCGGACTGGCGCGTTTCCGGCGCGCGCGACAGCGCCCGTCCAAGCATTCCGAACATTCCTGTCCCTGATTTCCGGCGGCGGGCTGAAGCCCCATTCCGCGACGGTGGCGAATATGGCCCCGCGGGCCGCCCGGTCGGAAAATCGCCTGTGATTTTCCGCCAAGCGCCTGATCCCGCTGGCGCCGCCCGCGGGAAAACCGCCCGCCCTCTCCCCGCACGATGAGCTGGATCCGGCGCCCGCGGCTGGAAACCGTCCGCCGATAG